TACCTTTTGACCAGCCGCAGGAGTAATTACTAAATCAACGCCAGCACCGCCTGTGATAGAGGAAGTAGAGATAGGGAGGTTGCTATTCAAGAAATCACCGATAGTTGCTTCCTTTAGCACTCCAGCGTCATTGACAAGCGTAGTATCCGTGGCTTGAAGGGTGTTAGCCGTGATGCTAGGCTGGTCTGTGATAGCCCCGACAAGCAGGACAGAAGCATCGACCAGTTGGTTCAGACGAGCACCAGTCACCTGTTGTCCGTCAACGAAAGTATCGCCTTTAGAGATTTGAGCCATTGTTATGTCTTAGATTGATTGTTTTGTTTTTGAACCGTAGCGTAGATATACGAAGACCGAATAGAAGGCCTTAGGTTTGTAGAAGTAAATTGAAGTTGGATTCCTGTGCCTATCTTGCGGATACCGTTTCTTCTGGCAGAGTCTTCTGTGAACTGAGCACCGAATGTATCTATGACAGTCGTGATATCAGGGTTGAAGATTTCGGCTGTGGTCTGAATCTGAGAACCAGCGTCTGCGACCATCTCGACTTCTGCCGTGCTGAACCGCTTGTCTCCTATGCTGTTGAAGGAGTATCTGCGGGTCTTTAGGACAGCCGTAATAGGGTTTGCAGGGAAAGACAGGGCTTGAAGCGTAGCAGGAAGATAGAACGGAAGTCTAGGTTCTCCAGCGTTAGGGTCTCCTACAGGCCAGTCCTGATACTCGTCCCAGTTCAACTGCTCAGACAGGAAGATACCATTGTCCGTGTCAGCGATGTACATTCTACGCTGGTTGTCCTTCTTAGCGATAATGAAATCAAAGACATCGAATCCAGCAGGGTAGGTGTCCACGGACTCCCATTGCTTCAGGATGAAATTATATACCAGAATAGCGTTATTATCGACAGAGGAATCAAGCGGAACGGCAAGATAGTACCTATTGTTCCAGTAGGTTGCAACAGCACGGTGAGCGTAATTGCGGTTAATTCGCTGGATAACATCGTCTATAGGGGCGGAGATAGGGTCAGCCATCGTAAGCAACTTCATCGACTCCGCAGAGGCGGGTTGAGGTTGCAGGAAGTAGATGCCGTTATCGGAAAGGAAGAACACGCCTCCGCCCGCTTGGACTATGCTCTTTCTGGCAGAACAACCGATGTCGGTAGCCAGAGTCTTGACATAGGAGTCATTGCTTAGGGCATCGCCTGTGACATAGCGGTTAGAACCGACATTCACATAGAAAATGCTGTTACGCATGAACACCAAGAACTCATTCAGAGTCCAAGGAGCAACACCGACCACTTGGTCGTTACTGCCGTTGTTTATGGTAAAAGCATCAAGAGCATCCCAGTTGTCGAAATCCAAGAAATTAGAAACAGAAATAGTATCATAGTTTCTAAGGGGATTGGTTTCTGAATGAAACTTGCCTAACGCAATCATACGATTGGCATAGTACAAAAGACCCGTGCAATTTGGGAATTGATGCCCAGTACCAGATGCAGGAATAACGATAACAGAGGTGGCTAAGTCCCACTTAAGAGGACGCTTAGACCATCCACGACTGATGTAGATGTGGTCAACAGCCGTGACGACATCACAGCCGTCTTGGGTAGTGATTGTCTCGCCAGCAGGGAAGTTGACCTTAGCCGACAGGGTTTCGGCTTGAGGGTCATAGGAGTACAGACCATTCGTTACCACAACAACAATGACTTCTTGTCCCGTGCTGTTGATGTAAGTGCCTACACCATAGACAGTCTGCCCAATAAGAGCACCAATAGTCTTGCGTTGCAGACCCTTACGGACTGTAGCAACACCTCTGTCTAGTCTGAAATTCTGAGACTGACTAACGATACCTTGGGGCAGAGCACTAGGGTTGTCACGGCTGTTAAGCCCGACAAATCCTATGTCTCCGTCCTTTTGGTATTCATTCGCCATTACTGAGAAATGATAGAGAAGTACACAGCCTTAATCTTTTCAGACCAGCGTGTGCCGACATAAACGCCTCCAAGGAAGGCAACTGTAGCAATAATAAGTGTAATCATTGAGGTAAAGAGATTTTGAGACGCTTGAGTTCAGCAAGGAGTTCAGCCTTAGTAGGCTTGGAAATAAGCGTCAAAGTACCAGCGTATTTTCCGCCATTCTTGAACTCATGGTAACCAAGACAGGTCTTATCTTTGACAAAAGCAGTCCAGCCCTTTTCGATTTTAGAAGGTTCAGTAGGCATAGTAATTAAGAATAATAGCCTCCCGTACCATCCCAGTAGTAGTTATTCGTTCCATCGTTATAGATGAATGTGCCGCTGGGGAAGTACTCGCAAAGAGGAGAAGCCCCACTAGTACCACCAGAACCATTCCAGTAATAAGCATTTCCACAACGCTTGGCATCGTAGTAAGTGCTACTTCCGCTCGGAACTTCCGTGCTGTTGCTAAATGTGCCATCTGGTACGAAGGTAATGAATACTCCGTTTTCATAATAACTACCTTTTGTGACAGGATAGTTATAACCGCCAGAACCATTCCAAGTGTAACCAGTTCTCTGCCCGTTATTGAAGTAATTGCCAGAAGAAGCAGGGATTTCAGATTGCTGGTTAGAGTCTATAACTGCAATATTTGTGTCAGTTCCATTATCATAATAGATATAATTAATGGCGTCTATGTAGTAAGACCCAGAACCATCGTGAAGATATAGATTTGTATAAGTTCCGCCTTGATAGTAATTTCCAGAAGTAGAAGGAACTTCTATTTGTGCGGAAGCACCTCCAACGCTTGTAATAGTCGTTCCATTAGAAATGTACGCAACATCAAATGCGTTATCCCAGTCTATGTAATCGCCTCCAGAGCCATCCGCTTTTCTATAAACCGAAGCAGTCTGACTAGGAAAATCACTAGTTCCTGCGGTAACAGACGCACCTCCTTCTTCAATCGGATAAGTCTGAAGTGTTAGCGTCTCAATGATAGTCCCAGCAGGAGGGAAGCCAGCAGGAACGCTAGGGAACGACACTATTTTGCCGAAGCCGTTGTGACTAGACCCAGAGGATATAGTCGTACCTATCCAATGGAAGTCAACGCCCATTAGCAAGTAGCGTAGGCGATATGGACAGGGGTAGAGGCAGTATCAGACAGACAACGGACATGACCGTTGTAGTTGTCCAGCGAGATGCTTTCGCCAGCCTTGACCAGTAATCCTTCAGAGCCAGACTCAGAGAATCGAACTGTGATTGTGGCCGTAGCGTGTTGGTTCTGGATGATGACGCTGACTCGTCTGATAGGAGTGACAGCGTGGTCAAGAATCGTAGTAGCAGATGTGCCTACAGTAAACGTAGCGTGGGTAAAACCACGGATAAAGGGAGATGTGAATGAGATGTTAGCCATTTTAGTAAGTTTGAATCATGTTAAGTCTGCCGAACTGTCCTTGTTGACGCAAGAACTTATCGTATTCTTGTTCAAGGACTTGGTTAGCCTTAGCCTCAACAGTAGCCGCTTCTTGTATCTGACCTTCAGATACGAACCAGTTGGCGGCAGAAGCCCATGACATGAATGAGCCGAAGACATAAGGAATCTCAATCTTCGTCCAAGACGCAGGGTGGGAGTTGGGGTTCTGACCAGCGGTAGTCGAAGCCACCGTGCAGACATAGAAATTGCCAGAGTGGGGCTTACCCAGAACTGGAGTATAAGAACCTGTGCCAGAGCCAGAGTCGAAATAGACCTGTGCTCCTTGGTAGTAAACCACAGTCGGACTGTAGAGGTCGCCCTCAAACGAGGGGCAGTCCTTGCGGTACAGGTAATAGCCGTCAGCCTGTTGAGCAGAAATGACGACCTTGCGGACAGAGCCTGTGTCGTAAATCTGGTACGACATCTGGACAGCCCGTGTCGTTTCCTGCGGATTCCTAGAATACACTCCTAGGATTTCATCAGCCTCTTCAGCAGGAGTGAAGTAAGCGACGTTGTTGACATCGATAGATGTCGTGAAAGGGGACAGGCGACAGATATCAGTCCATTGATTAGACTCCCAAGCCTCACGCATACGGGCAGAAGCAAAGTCACGGAACTGAGCAAATGTCTCAGATGTGATGTTGTGTCTGTCGTTTCCAGAATACTGGAGAGCGTCAAATAGGACTTTGGAAAAGTCAGTTGTTCTCATTTGGTCAGATATCCGTCACCTGTGAAGAGAGCACCATTTACGACTGTTCTCTTTGCATAGTTTCTTATGGCTGTTTCGGGATTATCTCGGAGGAACTCATCAAGAAACTGATTGTCCTCCCAGCACTCATAACCAAGGCGTTGACCCCAATAGTGCCAAGCCTCGACTGGAATTCTCGCTTTTAAGCGACCCACGCCATCAATGTTGTGTGCTTCATTGGCGTGATTAAAAACGGCATTCTGCTTTGCAGTTGCCTGTGCCTTTACTTCAGACACCCTCCATCCGTTGATGAGTTCCCTCTCCACCCTATTTCTAAGGTGGGAGGGGATTGCATCAGCCAGACTTTGGATTATGTCTGACATCTCAGCGATTAGGCCGTGAAGTCAAAGACACCGAAGGCGAGGGGGTTGTAGACGCAAAGGCCAGCAACCGCTTCAATCATTCGGGCTTCGCCACCACCGTTGTTGGTGAGGCTTGTGACACCAGCGACATTACCACCATAACGCACTTCGACTTGGTCGAACGGGATGACGTAACCAGCGAAGGTCGAGCCAACACCCGAGGTGGCGTTGAGGTAGTGGGAGGGGTGGAGGCGTAACTTACCGAAATCGCCTTCGAAGACATCAACCGAAGAGATGTAGGACGAGGAGTCCGACTCACGGTTGAGGGTACGAATAGCGGTCATCGGGGCTGTGCCTGTGCCTTGAGCCGTGGTGAACACGAGGTTCGTGAAGGCTCTCTTGAGGGCTGTGCCGACCAGAGCGTCATAGTCTCTGTACTGGCCAGTCTGGCTGTAGATGCCTGTCAGGACGTTCTGGACAACAGACTCGGTGAGAGCGGCTGTGCCGACTGTCGAGCGGTTGGCTGTCGGTGTCTGGAAGGTAGAGGCGATGGGGAGGACGGAGTCCTGACCGCCACCAGCGGCGGGCTGGAGCCACTTGTGGAGACCACGGGTGAGGTAGGGAACTGTGCCGTTGTCAGCCTGAGCACCGTTGTTGGAGCAGAGGGTGACTTCCATGTCACGCTTCAGGGCTTGGATGCCCTTGGCGACATTGTTAGCGAGTTCATCACGCACACCAGCGACAGTCGAGATGTCCTGCGTAAGCGGGGACACACGGACGGCTCTGCGGAAGATTTGGATGTAGTTGCTGAGTTCAGCACGGTAGGTTGTAGCACCATCCTTGACGTAGTTGTCGTAGGCGGTGACATCCGTACCATCGACTGTACCAGTCATCTTAGGTGTCGGCAGAGAGTCGGCTTGCCATCTGAAAAGGGTGTTGCCAGGCTTGCTACCCTTCTTCGCCATAGAGGTGAAGGGGGTGTCCTTAGCGTCAACCAGCGAGATGAGGTCAGCGAGTTCTTCTCTCTTACCAGAGGAGAATGAGGGTTCTGTGAGGTTAGCCATATTAGTATATAGGATTTAGGGGTTGATTACAGGAATCGGTTAGCGATTATAGACGAAAGGTCATCACGGTTTTGCGAAACAGTAAAACGCTTCTTTGCGGCTTGCGATTGAGCATCCTTTGCAGGAACTCTCGCTGGAGCAGAGGAAGGTCTCGGCTGGGACGGGGCTTTAACAGGAGAACCAGAGGACTTAGCCTTGGCTTCACGGGCATTTACGCCACGGATATAATCTCCTACCACCATCTTATAGTCAGGGAACTTTTGGATTTCTGGGAAGTGCTTGATAAAGGATTCGGCAATTTGTCTTTCCTTAGCCGACTTGTCCTTCCACCAAGGGTATTCTTTAGCCGCCACCTGTTCCATCTGCATAAAGTTTTGCAGATACTTGGCACGGGCTGGGAGGTGTTCCTCAAGGGCATCAAGGGCTTTAATCTTGATGTTTCGGACTTCCTCAGCAGAATACTCGCTCTCAGAGCCATCTTTGTTCGTAACTACTGCACCATCGGGGTTTAATTCGCACCAGCGTCTGATTTGCTTGGCTTGTTCAGCCTCACGGCTGACATCTTCCAGCGTAGACAGGTTAGCGTAAGGATTGTCGGCAGTTGGAGTCTGGGCTGGCTTGGTAGCCTCTTGCGACAGTCTCTCCACTTCTTGCCTAAGTCTTTCCACTTCTGCTTCAGCCTCCCTGCGTTTGGCAGAGAGTTTATCGATGCGTTTCTTAACACCTTTGGGCAACCCACGTTCAATCTCCTCTTCTTCGGACTTGGTTTCTTCGGTTTCCTCGGAGTCCTCGATAGGGTCTTGTTCGTTAGTTGTTTCGGGTTCTTGTGAATGAACATCATCCTCAGAGGTCGCTTGAGCCTCCGAATCACCGATTTCTTCTGCGGGTGACTCCGCACTCGATTCCTTACCACCTAGGAACGAATCGCTAACAATGCTAGCGAGTTTATTGATATCGAAGGGAGTGGATGTGCCTTCGTTTGTCGTAGCGTTATTTTCTGCCGTGCTAAGGTCGGCTTGATTTTCTGTATTCATTAGATATAGGTCTAAAGTCCTTATAGGTTATAGCAGGGTGTTATAGTCCCAGAACTAGGGGTCAGTTACTGCTTTAGATTTCTCTTAGCAATTACTAAATTGATTAGATACCGTTTTCCGATGGATTATGCTCCTCGGAGGGTCTTCCTTGGTCACGCAGGATATCATTGCGTGTATTGATGAGGATGTCCTTGAAAGACGACAGAGCGTCAGCCCTACCGCAATGCCAAGCCCTGTCTTCTCCCTTGTTTTCCTTAGCGAAGGCATTGGCTGTCTCAGCCTCAATGGAAGCGTCCAGCATTAGGTGGACTGCTTTCCAGAGGTCGCTGTTCTTGTCGAACGAGAAGCCTACGATGATTTCTTGAGGTAGCATTACTGCATCATCCCTTCTTGTTCTGCTTGGGCTTCCTCAGCGGCTTGCATCTGCTGTTGCATCTGGTCGCCAGCCTGTTGGGCAACAGGGGTCACGCCAGTTCTGCCAATCTGCTTGTTCTGCTGTTGGCTGACGGACATCTGGAGGTTCTTCATGTAGTTCTCAAGGAGAGAGCGGAAGTGCGGGTCTTGTTGCATCGACTGCTGTGCCTTCGGGTTCTTGCCCATGATATCTTGGAGGTACTGCAACTTGGTCGGGGCAGACGGGTCGTTCTCGACATAGTTAGCCTCGTTGCCAAGCATCATCAAGCCTAGGTCAGACTGAATCTCCTTGTAGAGCAACTGAGAAGCCGTGCCTGTGTTGATGATGAGTTCCTTAGCCTTATCAGGGTCGATAGCCTCGATAGCCGCCTTGACCAACTTGTTCTTATCGATGACACCGCCAGCATCCAGAGGCAGGACGAACTGCGTGATGGCCTTGAGTTTTTCGATGACGAAGTTAGTGTCGAGTTCTCTGACATCGTACTTCACTTGGAAGTCAAACATCGAAGAGATAGAACTGATGTTCTGGGGCAGAGGCTTGCCTGTGATGGACTCGATATCAGCCGCTTCCATGTACTGGAGCATCAGCGAGAAGGTCATGGCAAAGGCTTCGCTCCATACGTCCAGCCAGTTGTTGATGATGAACTGCTGAGTGGTCTGTGTACGCTGAGGCATCACGTTAGGATGCGGGAGACCGAAGTACAGGGCGTGGTTCATTTCAACTCTGTCAACGAGATTGAACGCAGTACCAGTTTCGCCTGTAGGAGTCGGCATGAATCTGTAGTCGTCTGCACTCGTAACAGGAAGATGAATTCCGGGGGCAATTCTATTTATACCACCGTAACGCTTCTTAACGAGAACAGGTGGCAGAGTTGTGAACGCTGTTCTGTCACGGATAGCATCGTGCTGTGCCTTGATTTCTTCTTGGTCTGTAACAGCGACTTCGGGGACACCTCTGGACTCCACGATGGCTCTGCGTGTGCGTTCTCTGCGGAAGATGACGAAGGGATACTTGTTGTGTGCGTATCCAAGAATGCCGTGAGAAGCAAAGACTTCTGAGCCAGACTGAGGCGAGAATATCGTCTGGTAGATGCCTTGGACACCATTTTCATCGATGTTGCGGGAATAGGCATAAACGAGTTCAATTAAGTTGTCGCTACGCTTGACCTGATAGTTGATAAGAGCGGCGGCAGGGAGAAGGTTCGGGTCATTGAACTGCGACATCATACCAGCAGTATTGACAGCCTGTTCAACGAATTCGTCAGACCATTCTTCGACTTGAGCCATCGAGCGTAGTTCGACTTCAGTCACGAATGTGCGTCTGAAGACAACACGGGCTTTCTGGATGTCGATAGTCTCAGGCGGGAATGAGATTTCATCGTAGGGCTTGAGGGCGACCAGACAGGGCTGGTTCTTAGCAACGAAAATCTCAGGAATGAAGGCAGTACCTTCCTCACGGAGTTCACGGACAGCCTTCTTGACATCCTTGGGCTTAACAGCCTTCAGATACTGCATAATCAAGTCCACGGCGTAGTCTTCCTGCTCGGGAGACATGATAGCGGCTGGCAAGTCCTTGATGGCGGCTTCTGGGTTTTGCTGAACAGCCATCTGCACCATCTGGACGATTTCATCCATACGAATCTGCTGGTGGCGTGTACCCATTTCCTGTTCCCAGAAAACGTGTAAGCCAGACCATCCGTACTGGGTTGTGTACTGAGCAAGGAGTTCCGCTTCCTTACGCAGTTCTGAGCGAAGACGTGACTCCAGTAGCCAACTCATAAGGATATTAGAGGTTGCGGAGGCTTCTGAGTCACTAAATTCTGTTCCCTTGACCTTGATTTGGCATCGGTCAAAGGTGGTCATCATCATCGACACGAGTTCGTTGATGGTTCTATCTACGAGGCGACAACGGACATCCGAAGCACCTTCAAAGGGGAAAGCAGGTTGACCTTCAGGGAGGTTTTCGCTGTGCTTCTTGCCGTCATCTGTCTGTCCAGCCCATCGAGCAAGGCGGATATCATCGTTTTCAGCGATGTTAGCGGTGTTGCCGCCGTTTTGCGTGGAACGCTGGTATTCGCTGTAAAGATAAGGAATATCTGGCTGGTCTGTCGCAAAAACCAGTTGGTCTTTGCCGTTCTTATACTTGCTCATATATAATTTTTAGTAAATCGTCTCGGAAGTAGCGTTTATGACCGCCCTTGGTCGTAAAAGTGCGTACTAATCTCTTTTTGAACAAAGACTCAAGTTTTTTCCGACCAAAACCTGTCAAGGCTGTCGCTTTCTGACGAGACAAGAGTGCTGGATAGTATAATTCCATTAGTAGGAGCCTCCACCCCAGCCTTGCATAGTCTGGGAGTCTTGATAGGTTGGGTTCATAGTCATTAGATAGCGAAGGCAGTCGATGGGGTCTTTGGTAGCCCCCTTCTCTCCGTCCGCACCAGTCCATTCTTTGAGACAGTAGATTAGATTTTCGCATTTTTCGCTTACATAAAGTTTTGGCTTATTTAACGGGCTTAGTTCTAGATTCATATCGTATGAGAAGCCGTCATTGATTAAAGCAACACCTTGTTCGATACGAATGCCAGCCGCAGGTACAAAATGCATGGGTTGTTCACCATCATCAAGCATATCTATCAGGGTAGTGCCTCCGTCCTCGGTGACAGCCTTAGAACCGCCAGCACGGGGGTCGATGTACCTCTCGTTGATTTCCTCGCCCTTCTCTAGTTCTAGGATAAGGCTCTTGTATTCCGCAAGAGAGCGTCCAGCACCATTACGCTGGGCTGTGCCAGCCTTACCATCGGGTTCAGCCGAAGGCAAAGCCCATTCACCATCGGACGAGTCTGGGAATTCACGATAGACATACATATCTCCAGATTTATCAACCCGCATCCAAAGCATAAACCAATTTCTAGCACCCGCAGGGTCAACGACCATATAGTTAGTGCCTTCCTCTGGAACGTCAGTTTCCTTGACAACATTGACGGAGTCTGTGAATCGTGGGAACTGGCTTCCGCTGATGTTATCAGCCCAGCCATACGCTCTGATTTTAATTTCATAAGGTTTCTTTCCTGCCAGCGTCTTTTTTAACTGCTCAAAAGGATTATACGGGTTCAGTTGGCTGTGAAACCACATTACTGCGGCTGGACGGACGTGAGACTTCGCCTTGTACGGCATAGTACCACGGGGGACTCCGTTCACATTGATGTTGTCTGGAAGCAGAGGAGAGGGTTTAGATTCCAGTATCTTAGAACCGCTGACGTACTCCTTGACCACACTACTGTAACCCGTGATTGGAGTGAAGGTAACTATGAGTTTCCCGCTACGAGTGACGATACGGTATCTCAGCGTTTCAATCCAATCTAAAGGAACTAATTC